CCTAACCGCCGGCAAAACCCCCAGTGACCAGCTCACCGCTGAGTCACGTAACTAATTAATCAACACTATGGATTCTACGGAATGGAAAACGCAAAGAAACGCAACGCCTTACGCATAGAGAGCGCATTGCTTAACAAGATCGCCATGTTAGGCACTGAGAAGACAGCTCATGCAGTAGGAGTCGACAAGGCTCAAATCAGCCGCTGGAAACGCGACTGGATACCAAAAATTTCAATGCTGCTTGCGGTACTGGAGTGGGGAGTGGTTGACGACGATATGGCTCGATTAGCTAGGCAGGTAGTTCAGCTGCTTAAAAAGCAAAAATCCCCAGCTGCGCTAACAGCTGAGGATTCTCAAATCACAATCGAATTCTGAACAAATTCAACGGGGTTATTATGACAAAGAAACACGTTATGTACCAGGCGGAATTGCACAAAAACCTTGCCCGAATCGAATTCTGCAAAGGCTTCAATACGAAGGTTGCTGAGAAGTTCAAAAGCATCCTGGAAGAACATAAAGCGAAGGAGAAACGGCAATGACAGTCGTAAGAAAACTATCAGACTATCGCCCTTCACCAGAGGGCATGGAGCGTCGCGTGGCTCAACTGGAAGATGGATATACCCGTCTTGCTAATGCGCTGTATGACGAGCTTATCGGAGCTGATTTAACGAAGAATCAGAGCAAGGTAGCACATGCCATTTGCCGTAAAACATATGGCTTTGGCAAGAAGATGGATCGCATTGCCGACAGCCAGCTTGCAGAGCTAACAAGACTACCCCGGCAGAAAGTGAACAAGGCTAAGAATGAGCTGATCGCAATGAAAGTTATCCTGCGTGAAGGCAACAAAATTGGCCCCAACAAAGAGGTTTCTCAGTGGCAAATCGAAGGGTGTCACTACTCTGGTGATAATGTCACTGCATTGGTGACAAAAGATGTCACCAAAACGGTGACAGGGGTGTCACCAAAACAGAGTCACACAAAAGAAACTATTACAAAAGAAAAGAAAGAAAGTAATAAAACATTGCCCGAACAAGTTCAGGCGGTACCAGAAAAGTCACCTAAGCCTGCAAACAAGAATCAAGAAACCGATGAAGCTTTTGAGTCAGTTTTCTGGTGTGCAGGAATGATTAAGACCGGCAAGCAGAAAGCGCTACAGGCTTTCAGATCTCAGTTTCAGTTATGGCGGAAAGAGTCAGGTGGAGAACCACAGCAGTTTGCTCAGATGCTGGCTGAAGATATATCCAACCGTAAGGGCAAGCAGTTCGGGTTCGACAAACTCCATCCGGCAAGCTATCTGAACGGTAAGCGCTGGCAGGACGAGAAGCCAGAAGCTGCACCAGCAACCAGTAACGTCAAATCAGCAATTACGGTATCCCAGTCCGGCTACGTGTTTATCGACAGGTGATCACATGAAGCCACGGATTAAATCGATTCTGATTGCCGGATATAACCATGGCCTGCTGAGTGAGGCGTTTGTCCGGTACTGGTTCAACAAACTGCAACTGAGGGCATCATGATGACGCCATCTGAACTGAGTGACCTGTTATGGAATCAGGTTGACCGGGTAGCTAAATACCTGCTGCCCAATGGCAAGAAAGAGTCGCACGAATGGGTAGCCGGATCCCTGTATGGTGAATCAGGAAAGTCACTGAAAATTAACCTGGCAGGAAAGAAAGTATGGTCAGATTTCGCTGAGGGGATCGGGGGTGATTTGCTCGACCTGTGGGTAGGAGTGAAGGACTGCAGCCTGCACCAGGCAATGACTGAAGCCAAAGAATTTCTGGGTATCAGAGACGATGACCACCACTTCGCGGCGAAGCAGCAGAAAAAGTTCTCCCGCCCTGACCGCAAGAAAATCAGTAAGTACCTCACCAAAACCGAAAAGCACCTAGAATATCTCGCCTCCCGTGGCATAACCGCCGAAACAGCCAAGACGTTTGAAGTTGCTGCCGCCAAAGTCTGGAACGGCGAGCGTGAGCTGGATGCTCTGGCTTTCCCTTACAAGCGTGACGGTGAGCTTTTGCAGGTGAAGCGCATCAGCACAGAGCGTCCGAACGGCAAGAAGGCCATCATGGCTGAAGGTGACTGTGAGCCATGTCTGTTTGGCTGGCAGGCAATGCCTAATAACATCCGGGTGGTTGTGCTGTGCGAAGGTGAGATTGACTGCATGACCTACCACCAGTACGGCTTGCCGGCGCTGTCCGTTCCGTTCGGTGGCGGCAAAGGAGCTAAGCAGCAGTGGATTGAGTTTGAATTCCACAACCTCGACCGCTTTCAGGAAATCTGGATCTCCATGGACTCCGACGAAGTAGGTCAGGCCGCTGCGAAAGAAATCGCATCACGCCTCGGCGAGCATCGTTGTCGCCTGGTCAATCTGCCGCACAAAGATATCAACGAGTGCCTTCAGGCTGGCATGACCGCTGATGAAGTTATCGACGTTCTGGAGCGTGCGGCTTACTTCGATCCTGAAGAGCTTTACAGCGCCCGCGAGTTCTATCAGGACACCATCGACGCTTTCTACGGCAAAGAGCAGTGCATGTTCCGCAGCCCCTGGGAAACACTGAATCATAATTTTGCGTTCCGTGAAGCAGAGCTGACCATCGTGAATGGGGTGAACGGTCACGGTAAAACGGAAGTAGTCGGACACATGGTTCTTGAGGCCATGCGCCAGGGTGTTCGCTCCTGTGTTGCATCTCTGGAGCTTAAACCCGGAATCCTGCTGAAAAGGCTTACACGTCAGTCAACATGCCTTCAGCTGCCTTCTGAGTTGGAGATTCAGTCGGCGTTCAAGTTCTACGATGACCGCCTGTGGCTGTTTGGTCTGACCGGAACAGCAAAAGCTGATCGCCTTCTGGAAATCTTCGAGTACGCCAACCGACGCTACGGCATTCAGTTGTTCATCATCGACAGCCTGATGAAGTGCGGCATTGGTGACGACGATTACAACGGCCAGAAGGCATTTGTTGACGCCGTCTGCGACTTCAAGAACCGCACCAACAGTCACGTCATCATGGTAACGCATAGCCGTAAGTCAGACAGCGAGGAGAAACCAACCGGGAAGATGGACGTGAAAGGCACCGGCGCTATCACAGACCTGACCGACAACCTGTTCATCATCTGGCGCAATAAAGCCCGTGAGAAAGCGATACAGAAACGCCAGCAACAGCAGCCTCTGAATGAGAAAGAGGAAGCAGCATTGCTGGGGTCTGGCTCTATTCTCATGCTGGAAAAACAAAGGAACGGCGAAGGCTGGGAGGGTGGAATACCCCTGTTCTTACACGAAAAGTCTCACCAGTTCCTCAATATGGATGGTGCCACGCCTTACAACTACATCGCGAACATGCCAGCCGACGAGTATGACCAGGCATGGGCGAGTGAAAACGTTACGGAGTATGCATGATGAACAAGCTAACCGCTGAGAAGTGCAGAGAGATGGTCAACGACATGAACATCAAGCGCGAGGTTAACGGACTGTCTATTCGTGAGGTGCGTTATTTTGAGGCCCCTGAGATTGCACTCCCCATACTGGAGCAGCAGGAGAGGGAGGAATCATGCTCGAATTGACCTATGAAATCAGGGCTGAGCTTCACTTGAACGAAGCGTTTAAGCATGTGCTCGAAAGGTGCCTGGAGGAGCCGGAGTTTATTTCAGGCTTCTGCAGAATTTACGAAGTAGAGCTGCCACACCATCCTCACCTCAGAAGACAAGTACTGGTATGGAGCATCATGTGAAAACTGTGAAACAGATTACCGGTTCGAGCAGGCCGAAATGCATCAGCCAATCAAGTCAGCCTACTGGCGATGGCGTGCAATCTGCTTCTGTGTGCGCTTTCTGTTCTGCGGCGCTGACCGACTACCTCCGCAAGAAGTGGCGCCACCTCAGGCTCTACCGTACCCGCAACACCTTCCCGATTGACTACCGCATCCTCCGCAACACAGCAAAGCTAATGGGAGCCAGAAATGAGCATACGCGAGCTAAATCTCAACAAAGAGCAGCACGAC